ATCAGCCAAGAAAGACGAGGAATAAATAATGAGCATTTTTCTTAACAACACAGTTGGTTTCAAAATCAACTCAGTTGATCTATCAGATCACGTTACAGCTTTTTCACTAAACCGCCAAGCAGATCAATTAGAAGTAACTGCGATGGGAGACACAGCCCACAAGTTCGTAACCGGACTTTCAGCTGACACCATCACAGTAACTTTTCTAAATGATGATGCAGCATCAGGCGCAGGTTCAGTAAGAGCAACACTACAAGGTGCATACGGCACAACCGTAGAGTTCAAGGCAGTTCAAGTAAAGGGTGCAACAACAACAATTTCATCAACAAACCCTCTTTACACAGGCACGATTCTTATTGACAACTTAACTGACATTAACGGTGCAGTCGGAGATGAAGCAACATTCGACATTACCTTTACTTGCAACAGCAAGACAGTAGTAGCAACAACAGGCACATTCTAAACAACTAACAGAAAAGGGCTAACATGGCAAAGTTAAGAATAGTAAGGGTGGATGGTAGCGATACCACTCACCAAATCACACCAGCAATAGAATATGCTTTTGAAATCTATGCAAAGAAAGGCTTGCACAAGGCCTTCCGTGAGGATGAGAAACAGTCTGACGTATATTGGTTAGCTTGGGAATGTATCCGTAGATCGGGAGAAACTGTCAAGCCTTTTGGCGCAGATTTCTTAGATACGCTCGTGCGTGTGGAAGTTCTTGATGATGACCCTTTGGACTAACTAGGGATTCCCTTCACTACCTCATTGCACGAATGAGCCTAGAGACGGGAATTCCTGCACAATCCTTTATAGATATGGATGTGCGAATGTTCAAGACTTATTTAATGGCTATGAAGGACAGGGCAAAGGAGATGAAGGATGGCAACGGAAGTAAGAGGCGTTAAGCAACTCCGTTACGCCCTACGCAACTTCGAACCTGACTTAGCCAAAGAAACACAAAAGGAAATGGCTGCCGCATTAAAGCCAATCGTGCAGAACGCTAGAAACCTCGTGCCAGCCGTTAGTCCTTTATCTGGATGGCGGCCTAGAGCCATGAGTGAAGCAAGATTCCCTGCGTGGGATTCAAAGATTGCAAAACGTGGCATCTCTTTCAGCACAAGCCCAAGCAAACCTAATTATCGCGGCTTCTCTTATGCAGCTTCTATCCGTAACAAATCTGCTATTGGTGCTATTTATGAACGTGCAGGTATTCGTGCGCCTAGCGGTAAAAAATCAAGCAGACCAAACTTTGCCCAGGCTTTAGGGCCAATGGTAGGAGAAGGCAGATTGCAAGGTCGTGCCATGTTCGCAGCCTGGAATAGAGATCAAGGCAGAGCAACCGCAGCAGTAATGAAAGCATTACAAAATGCAGCAAATAACTTTAAGAACAGGCGGGTTGTATAGTGGCCAAAGTTGATTTAGTAGTTGGTATTGGTGCTGAATACAAAGGCAAACCAGCATTTAACAAAGCCAATAAGGATGTCTTAGGACTCCAGGCTGGAGTTAAATCACTTGCTAAGGCTTATGTTGGTCTGGCTGGCGCACAAAAGGCTTTCCGTTATGCTTCACAATCTTTGAAGGCTTTTGCTGAGGATGACCTAGCAGCACAGAAGTTAACTAGAACCGTGGAGAACTTAGGCTTAGCCTATGAATCAACTAACGTAGAAAACTTTATTCAGGGGCTTGAAAGAACTTTTCACGTTGCTGATGACCTATTACGCCCTGCAATGGCAAAGTTGCTTCAGGTTACACAGTCATATACCAAATCTAAAGAATTATTAACAGTTGCTCTAAACGCATCAGCTGGTGCAGGCGTTGACCTAAGCACAACAGTTAGCGATTTATCACAGGCTTACGTAGGCAACCTAAGAGGACTTAGAAAATACAATTTAGGACTTACTCAGGCTGAAATGGCTACTAAGTCGTTTGAGGAAATACAAGCCTTACTAAACAAAACTTTCTCAGGCCAAGCATCACTAGCCGCGGAATCATACGCCTTCAAGTTAAATGCCCTGACTATTGCTGCTGGCAACGCAAAAGAGGTTATTGGACAAGGCATAACTGATGCTTTGATAGATGCTTTTGGTAATGGTAGTCTTGACCAAGCAGTAGCCAATATGGAAGCAATGGCACGCTTTGGTGCAGACTTAGCCCGTAGTTTTGGCACGATTGCTAAATACAGCGGTATTGGTTTAATTTCTGGTGTTATTGGCGCATTACAAAAAAAGCGTAATGAACTAGCAGTTAAAGATAGACCATACGATCCGATGTCCGGCAACATGCCAGATATGACTCCTGCTGGTATGAAGATAGTCATGGCACGCAAGAAGGCTGACGCTGATGCTGCTAAACGCCAAAAGGAATTGGCTGCGCTAGCAGTTAAGCAAACTAAAGCAATTAAAGAGCAGACAGCCCTAACCAAAGCAAAGGCCGTCTTAGATAAAGCCTCAGCCGTTATGAACATGGATTTAATTCAAAACACAGCAGCTCTTATGGGCAAGGTTACTGAGGATGAATCATTACGTTTGAAACTGCAACAAGCAATACTTCTGGGTAATGCAGATGCCGCTGGCGGCTTAGCGCAACAGTTATTATCTTCTCAAATTGCAGCCATGAAGTTATCTTCAACCAATCCTTTAGGCGGTTTTACAAATTCTTTGGATGCAGCCTTGCAAGCTGCTAGACAATTAAGAAATGAACTGGCCATGATGGGTGCTGCTAAAGTTCCAATTCAAATCCCACAAGAAATAAAATCTCTTGTGCCAGAACCCGAAAAAGAAATTCAAAAAACTCCACAAAATCCTTTAGGACTTCCTTCATTCTATGGATACAGCGGCTTTGGACAATCTTTCTTACCATCCAAGTATCCAACCGATTTAACAGTTACTATTGTTGCACCACCAGGATTTATTGCAGATACCGTTATCAATAACTCAGCCAATGGCAACAGTAATAGTTACTTTACAGAAGAAAGTTTTGCCGGGGGTCGTGGTTAGTAGTGGCAATCCCAACACTTGTCGTAACCTTTGACTTTAGTTCCGGTGCGGTATTTGGCTACCCGTTTATAATCGGTGAAGGTGTATTGGGCTTCAACACGCTGGCAGATCAAGCGGCTGACACAATAGACATTTCAAACCAAGTCAATAGAGTTTCCATAAGGCGTGGATATAATCTGTTGCAAGAGGAATTTCAAGCTGGCACAGCTAGAGTAAGAATTTTAGATCAGAACGGCGATTGGAATCCAACCAATTTAAGTTCCCCTTATGCTGGCAAACTTGTTCCTTTGCGTAAAGTGCGTATATCAGCAAACGAAAGTTTTCTCTTTTCAGGTTACACAATTAGTTATAATTACACATGGGATAAAGAACAAAATCTTGGTTATGTAGATTTAGAACTTGTAGATGCTTTCCGTCTGTTAAATATGTCCAACATAACCACAATTACAGGTGGAACTGCTGGCCAGACCACAGGCACACGAGTTACAGCTATCCTTGACACGATTGGTTTTCCAAATTCTATGCGAGATATAGAGTCAGGTTCAACGACCGTTCAGGCCGATCCTGGCACTTCTCGAACATCGCTTCAAGCTATTAGAAATATGGAATTTTCAGAGCAGGGCGGTTTCTATTTACTGCCTAATGGAGATGCCAAGTTTATTAGTCGTGCATCTATTCAAAGCAAGTCGGGGGCTAATCCGACATTCTTTTCAAACGATGGCACAGGCATCCCTTACCGCAACATAGTTACTGCATTAGATGACAAGCTGATTATTAACCAGACTTCTATTACTAGAAAAGATGGCACAGCCCAGGTTGCCAATAACGTAGCAAGCCAAATTCAGTATTTCCCACATTCTTACACAGCGACAGACCTGCTAGTGCAGACAGACGCTCAGGCTTTAGATATTGCAAGGGCTTACACCGCAACACGGGCTGAGACAACGCTTCGAGTTGATTCCCTCACTCTTGATCTAAATACGGCTGACTACGCCGCTGGCACAACAGCAGCTTTGACCCTAGATTTCTTCGACACCATCCGAGTCAAGAACGTAGGGCAAGATGGCACAATCATCGACAAGACCTTGCAATGTATGGGGGTGGCACACGAAATCACTCCAGGCACTTGGAACACCACCTTCGTAACATCTGAGCCAATCATCGATTCTTTCATCATAGGTAGTTCTTTATACGGTATAATCGGCACGTCAGTAATGACATATTAAGGGGTAATAAATGGCAACAGGATTTCCAGCATCGACCGGAGACGTTCTCTCAGCTGCAATGTTTAATGGCTTAGTTACGTTTGACGTTGAAGCCGACAAAACAGTTGATTATACGCTCGTTTTGGCCGACAGCTATCAAAATTTAATTCCAATGAATAAAGCCACAGCAATAGAATTGCTAATTCCTACCAATGCCACAGCGGCTATTCCGGTTGGCACAGTTATTACAGTATTGAATAAAGGCGCAGGAGTAACAACAATCAAAGCAGTAACTTCAGGCACAACCACAGTTTTATCCTCAGGAAGTATTGCCGCACAACCAACTTTAGGACAATACAAAACTGCTGCTTGCATCAAGACTGCAACAGATACTTGGTATGTGGTCGGATCGATTGCCTAATGATAGGTAACGCAATAGCAGGATTTGCTGGAATTGCTTCCGGTGCGCCACCAACAAGATCAGTAGATTATTTAGTTGTAGCAGGTGGTGGTGGTGGTTGCGCTGGTGGTGGTGGTGCTGGCGGTATGCTTACTGCAACTGCATTTGATTTTAGTGGTTCAGTAACCATAACAGTAGGCGCAGGCGGCGCAGGAACAGGCGCAGGTTCAGTTCGAGGTTCGAACGGTGCTGACTCAGTATTTTCTAGCATTACTTCAACTGGTGGCGGTGGTGGTGGTGCAAACCAATCCGGCGGTGCTAGCAATCAAAACGGTTTAAGTGGTGGTTCGGGCGGTGGTGGTGGATATGTCTCACCATCTACAAGTGGAACTGGCGGTGCCGGAACTTCTGGACAAGGTAACGCAGGTGGCTCAGGATTATTTGGTGGCGGTGGCGGTGGTAAAGCCGCAGTAGGTTACCCATCAACTGGTGCTAATTTAGGTCAAGGCGGCGCAGGTTCAGCATCTTCAATTACAGGAAGTTCAGTTTATTATGCTGGTGGTGGCGGTGGACTTGGTGATCTATCAGTTTCC